GTTAACCATTTTCTTAGCGTATCTAGTCATGATACCCTTGATAGGTGTGAAGTTGAATGGGTTATACATTGTTGGAGTAAGTTGTAAAGGTACATATGGTGCGTAGATATAACCTGTGTCAAGTAAAGATGTTCCTTTGTGACCCAACAACACTTGGTTTGGTGGGAAGTAAGGATCTCTATAAACTTGGTATCTACCAGCAAGAGTACCAACTCTTTCAATACCCATGTTGTATTGATCCTGCTCAGGAGCCGCGTTTGATACGTGGAAATACTCCAAGTCATCAAAAATTGCACTGATTTCAGAAGATACAACGATCCAGTTAGCACCACCTCTTAGAGTTGATTTGTGGATCTGAGCTGAAATTTGGTTGATTGCTGTGATAAGCGTTTGGTTCCAGTCCTTTTGTGTATAAGGTACTGCATTGTTACCTAATTGCTTCCATCCGTTGTAGTTCCATCTTAAGTTCCAAGCCGCACCTTTTCTAAGGTCTCTTAGGATCTCTCTATCGATTTCAGCTGCAACTTGCTCTGATAACAAAGCAGTTAATTCAGCTTCAGCATCGATGTTGTGGAATGCCGCAACGTCTTGAGCCAATTCAGGTGACCATTGAGCTCTTAGTTTTCTTTCAGTTACAGAAACTGTTACAGCCTGTAGATCGAAAGAAACCTCACCCAATCTGTCTTCGAATTCCATTTCTTTGTAAACTCTGTACTTACACTTGAATGCTTGGTTGTAATCTGTGTTCACTGTTGTAGTGTATCCAGAATAACCATCAAGTGAAGAAGATGTTACTTCACAAGGAACTTGAAGATCAGCTTCAAGATAAATTACACCGTTAGCATCACAAACGTTGTTGTATGAACCACCATTACCTGTAGAAGGGAATGTTGTGTTTGACTGACCGCCATACTGTACAATACCTTTACCGTAAACCTGTGTTACAACTCTGAATAATACAGGTGAAGATACACCTGAGAATCCGTTTGCAGTTGCGTTAGTGATTGGAAGAACTTGTAAAGAAGCTAAGAAAGCTTCAGTATCTTGTTCGTTACCATCTGGTCCGATCAATTGACCTTGACCTGCACTTTGGAAACCAGAAAGTGCCATGATTACTTTTCTATAAGTACCAGCTGCGTATCCTGATTGGATAAGTGCGTTTCCTGCTGCATCCCATACTTGCGTTGAAGCTGTGTATGTCATTGCAGAGAATGTACCTTTAGAATAGTCGAATAGACCTGGAGGATCCAAATCTGGTTCGTTACCTTCATAGAAAAGATCGTAAAGATCTTTGTCATTTTGGTTGTAACCCGCATTTTGTGAAGCTGGTCCGTTAGGTGCTCCATAAGGTGCGTAGTGATCACCACCATCTTGTGGTAATAATTCATTCGGAGACTGATATCTCTGAATGTGAGGTACGAAGTAGAACAACTTACCGATTGGTAGGTTCATAGCTTGTACTGAAACGATATCATTAGCAAGAAGTTTAGAGAAAACTCTTCTAACGATTGGGAAAACTACAGTTTCGAAAGAACCTGATGAGTCAGTTGTTGCAGCCTCATTGATCAAATATGATGCTTGGTTTTCGAAAAGCTGAGCAATGTTTTCCTTTGCGTGACCTTTAAGACCCTCTAAGAATCCTAATTTGTCCCATTTGTTGATAGTATCTTCCTTGATAACTTTAAGGTGCTTAAGACCAATGTTACCAACGAGACCTGATTCTAATAATGCTCCCATTTTTATTTGTTTTTGTTTTTAATTTTTTATTATCCGATCTTACTCATCAAATCCTTAATTCTTAAGAACTGAGGTGCTTCGTAAGTCTTATTTTCTATCAGATTAGTTGCTGATCCTGTTGATACAACCTTTTCAATTTTTCCAACAGATTCGTTGATTGATTTAGAAGGTGCACTGTCAGTGTTTGACAACTCATCTTTTAGAGTTTTGTATAGATTTTTAGATTCTTTCAAAGATTCAACACTATCAAATCTTCTAAGGATGTTAATTTTTTCCTTTTTAGTTGTAGCGTGTTCTGTGAACAATCTTGTAGCGTATGCTAAATTTGAATTGAAGATTGCAACTTCATTTAATTTAGATCTGAAAATGTTAAGTGCTTTTCTGTACTCTTCATTCTTTTCTCTTAGTTGTTTTACTTCGATTTCAAGTGCTTCAAATGTTAGATTTCTGTTGTCTGTTATTGCTTTTCTAAGACCTCTAGATCCGTCTTTAGAACCAAACCCGTAAGTACGAGCTGCTTCTTTAGCTTCAACTTTCTTCTTAGCTTTAACAACTTTAGTCTTTCCATCAGTATTTTCACCTTCTTTGTACTCAAACTTAGGTTTACCCATACCAACGCCTTTTGTTCCTTGCTTCATTTTTTTAGGTGACTTGTATTCAGTTTCACCATCATATTTGAAGTTAGGTTTTCCGATGCCCTTACCTACTGGTTTTACGGTCATCTTAGCCTCTTTTACTCCGACCTTTTTGTGATCGTAAGATTCTTCTAAACCATCCATGTCTTCTTCCATGTCTTCGTGCATTTCGTCTTCCATATCTGAGTCCATGCCCTCTTCCATTTCCATAGCCATTTCAGGATCTATGTCGTCCTGTTCGTCCAACTCATCAACTTCAGCTCCCTCTTCCATTTCCTCGATATCATCATCTTCATCGAGACTGATTTCATAAACGATTTCGTCAACTTCTTCTTCGTCATCTTCCTCTTCTTCTTCGTCATCTTCCTCTTCTTCAAGAGAATGATCACCGTCAAAAAGTTTGCTAACGATCATGTCGATTTTCTCGTCGTCCATGTCTGAGGTTTCGTCAGATCCCATGTCCATAGGATTACCCTCTTCATCGAGAGTTTCATCAAAAGATGCCATATCCATGTCCTCTTCTAATGATTCTCCTAACTTAACAAGATATTCTGCATCCTGATTGTTATCAGTGATATGAATATCATCACCGTCTTTTTTCACGATGATTCCATCTTCTTCGCCCATTGCTTTAAAAATTTTAAGAATTTCTTCGTCCGATGCGCCTGTTAAGTCGATAGGACTTTCAGAATCCATGTCCATGTCCATATCAATGTCCATATCCATGCCTTCTTCGTTATCAACATCCATTTCCATTTCATCTTCTTCAGGTGAAACTTCTACGTCTGTATCTATTTCTGAATCTAAGTCAACCTCTTCCTCATCATCTTGTTCTGAGAGAGATTCTTTTACCAGTTGTCCGATTTCTTCTTTCATTGTAGAACGAAGTATTCCTTTTGCATTTTCGGCGATTGCTTGTTCAACATTTTTCATTTGAATCAACGCCTCTTCAACAATTGATTTATTTTCTTGCATAATAAAT